GTGGACATTAACACTTCAGTGAGTTTTCCCATTAATAAGAACAAGGCCATGTTGACGTTGTGTCAAGATCACGTCAAAGAACGATACGGTATCGAGACGCATAAGTTTGTCAAAGAAGTGTATGGTGAATACGGGACTATAACTCTGGAGTATAGTATCGTTTTCGATCCAAATAAGTACAATCTGGAGGAAATTATGGAGAATACGCTGGAAGCAGTTGAAAATGAACAGCGAGTATGTTTTGTCTTTCGAACGAATCTCAAGGATGAGTCTCTGCCCAAGGTGAAAGTTGAGCAAGGGAAAATACGCGTGTTTGCTGGCGCTCCCATGAATTTGGTGTTGTTGTGCCGTATGCTTACACTACCGGGAGTGGTATTACAAAAGTCATTCCCAGAAATTTTTGAAAGTGCTGTCGGGGTTGATGCCTCAGGAAAGGACTGGAATCATCTATACAAGTGGATTACCAGTTTTAACATGACCCGATTTGTGCTTGGAGACTTTAAGAAATTTGATAAGACTACGCCTGCGGAGGTTACGTCTGAATCATTGCAAATTCTCCGTGAATTCCTGAGCTACGGTTTGGATGAAGAGGATCTCAAGAAGTTTGATGCTATGGGTTCTGATATCCTCTACCCCTTGTACGAGATGGATGGCTTTATTTACGAAGCATATAAATCCGTACCTTCTGGACATCCGCTTACTGTGGTAATTAATGGCATCAATAATTCCCTTCTCATGCGTTATTGTTACTATATGAATTATTTGACGCGTGATATTCCATGTGATCCCACAAAGCAGGAAGTTAAGTTATTCTCTGAGGTAGTTCGTTTAATTGTCTATGGTGATGACAATATGATGAATGTACATGAGGATGAAAAATACTTTGACTTCTGCTCAATCAAGAAACACTTGGCTGATATAGGCATGAAGTACACCAAGGCCGATAAAACGGAAGGTGATACTCCATTTCAATCTGCTGCCGAACTTGAATTTTTGAAGAGGGTGTTTTTGTGGCATGATTACCTGAAAACCCGAGTAGGAGCATTGGCTTGGGATTCTATTTGGAAATCGTTGACTTGCACAATGAAAAAGAAGGGATGTGTCGAATCTGAGGCACAGATTATGGCACAAAATTTGGCGCAAGCCCTACACGAAATCTACCTACATGGAGAAGCAGAGTTCCTGAAGTATGAACCACTTTTCCAAGAGGTTGCCGATAAGTCCATTGACGATCAGGGCTTCAAGGTTAAGGATTTCTACAGACCACCCACACTGCAAGATTGTCGTGATCGCTTTGAGCGCACGACTTGCCAATACGAGACAGTAGCCGAGAAATATGGTGATCCAGTCAAAAAGATGTTTAAGCAATCAGGTGTGATTGAAGATGATCAGGATTACGCTATGGCTAGACTGCCAGCTCCACAAAGTGTGCCACTTTATCCTCGTGATGAAGAGCCCATGACCTCTCACGATCCTGTAGAGAATTTGTTGGTTCTACCCACTATGGACGACCCATTTGGCGAACTGTGGCCTGAGTGGCCAGAGCCCCCTACGGATCTCCCTGAACCTATGTTATTGGATGACTATGGTAATGTTGGGGATACTGTTGTTTTGGAGACCGTCTCTGGTGTGCATTACTTTGATGCAGTTACTATTGACAACTTGATACCAGACCCTGCTATTCTTAACCTAGAGTCCACTGAGTACCCTAACTTTTACTCATCGGATTATGGTTTTGTCCGAGCAGACACGACTCGTAACGTTATTTGTACAATTGAGTCGAGTGGAAGGTGGAGACGACATATGGTTCCAATACCTATAGAAGCCACTGAAGGTTTGGATTTTGTCGAGCATCCTGTCTATGGATATCCTATGATGCCATTCAAATTATGGTTGGATACTGTGATGGCTGCTGCGCATGGTCGATTGGAAATACAGTACAGGCGGAAGGACGTGAATGATCAGTTGAAATGCATCATTCGAGCAGTGGTGGAAAACAAGCCTCTCATACATGCGTGTATGGATTTGAGAGCAGATTTACCTGTCCCTGGTGATTTGGTTGAAAATCAAATGGTCTGGATTTTCAATTTCTTCCGAAAAGCTAGAGATAGGATGGGCATCGATGGTCTGAATTTGCCACATGAAATCAAGGAGTTGATTTTGTCGTGGTCTGGTTCTACGTACCATACTGTTATTTTTCGAAATAGTGACTTCGAATGCCTTGCCCTGGCACAAAATTTTGGAGTCACACCTTGGGTTGAGCCTAGTTAGCTCTCCCATTGTATAGCCTACTAACAAAAACATAGATAGGTGGCAAGCTCCGCCCACGCAGTCA